GATCCGATACATACATTTGATAAGGATTTGTATCATCTAGAGAAAGTAAGATACGATCCCAATGCAATAGGATCTTTCTACACTTCTGAATCCCCGTAACAGGTAAGTCGGTGTTGGATTTATCCTCTACTTGATTGACAATATAGCTAGAGAGAACATAAGTGTTGGTATTGGTTTGGTTGGCGTTGTCACGAACCGTTACCTTAATATCGTAAGTTCCAGCACTTGTTACATTAAAGTTATAACTTTTACCCGTTGTTCCGTTGGTCCAATCCCGACCCAGCGTGTAAGTGGTTTCGGCCGACTTTTTATATTCCCATTTATAATCGACAGACGTGATGGAAGCAGGCTTATTAATGTAAGCCGTCATGCTCATATTTTGATTGACTGTAGCTGTTCTTTTATTCGGTTTAATTCCCACGGCTGTTAAAACTGTATCCACTCCATCCTGTACATAGGAATCAGGATTGGAAGCTAGACCGTTGGTTCCGATATAGATAGCTTCCATAACCGTTGGTGTGTAAGGCGTTACCGTCACAGCTGACCATGCAGAACCGCTATAGGTTACTTCAACCAACTTGGTACCCGTTGCCCAAAACATGCTGGTTCCGTATTGGACCCCCTCAACAGGAAGAGTAGTTTGGAAAGTGAAAGCCGAACCACTATCTGTTATATTGATCTGGGAAATGGTTGAACTTCCAGCCTGCTTCACATAAAGTTTTCCGCTAATCGCTAGGATGAGATCCGGTTCGGTTTGCCCTAGCCGATAGAAGAAGTTCATTCCCTGTGCCGTTCCGGCTTGAGAAACTAGAGAAGTTCTACCCGTTCGACGTTTGGCTGACCCTCGGCCTGAAAGATCCACATTCTGCATTAAGGGGAATTCATTGTCTTTCAATTTCTCATTGGAAGTCTCTGAATTCAAACCGCCTGAGAAATCCATGTAAGCTTCAAAGATTTTTTCGCTTGGATTTGGACGTATATTCTGTCGCATAATTCACCTCCTACCAGGTCCAAAAGTTGTAAGGAGGTTCGACAAAATCTTGATGTTCCTCCCATAGAGCTGTTACTTTATCATTCGCTGCACATGTATACGTTGTGAGCACGAAGGTCTTATCGCTATTTACAATGATATCTTTTAAAGAACTGTTCACGTAAACTTTCAGATCCCCATAAGTTGGATCGTATCCCTCTTTGGTAATCTCAAAAGTGGATTGACCTAATGTGGCAATAAATTGCTGGGATAAACGATCATCCCTGTACTGCATCGGAACTTCAAAGGCTGCGATGAATCGCTTTTTTAAATCGTCATATTGCTGGGCAAATACGTTTGATTCTTGGAAACTACCATCTTTCTCTAGGTATTTTACAGTACAGAATAAAGCTACCATTCCGTGAAATTTTGTAGGGATTCCCGAACTAGAGAGGTCGGAATTTGCATTCACAACTAGAGGAAAGTTGGCATCCAAGTCAATTCCTAGATCCGCTAGGCAAGCGTTGACCCATCGTACCGTATCATCAATGAGTGGAAGATCCTCCACTAATGATTTGACTTCTAATTGAATATCACTGACTAGCATGATTACACTCCCTTCTTACTCCTTTTCTTAGGAGTTTCTGTGATTACTTCAACTTCTTCATTTGCTTCAGACTTTGAAATTAACTTGGAAAGTAGTTCGTTGTTTTTCTTTAATTCATCTACAATATCTTGCAATAAATGTTCAGAAATAGTAGTTAAGCGATACATAATGTCCTCCTAGTAAATACCGAACTCTTTACGTTTTCTTCGTAAAGTAGAACGGTCAATTCCTAATTTATTTGAAGCTTCTTGAAGTGTCCTTGAAGAATTAATTGCTTCAAGAATTTCTTCTTTAGAAATATTTTTATACTTAACATTTAGTTCTCCAGCGTGGTGTTCCTTTGCATGACACGTTCTGCACATAGTTAAAAGGTTCTCCAAAACGTCAGTGTCTTTAGGAGTTTCGTCTATATGGTGAACGATAAGTTTACTTTCTTTAGATTCACCGCAAACTGTGCATGAATAGTTGTCTCGTTTAAGTGCTTCGTATTTAAGACCTCCGAAGTAAGTGCGGTTGTGATAGTCCAAATCAGCTTTTCTCTTTTCTTCTCGGTACTTATCGCCCCAGCGTTTTGAATACTCCTTTTTCTTACCTGACAAAACTGCTTTGTTATTCGCATTTTTTCTAGTGCATTGTTTGGAACAACACTCTTGCTTTGGATGATTCTTAGACGGATCGAATGTATTTCTACAAATTACACATGTTTTCATTTAAAAACACCTCCTCACTATATTTTAGCAAGGAGGTATTTTGATTGCAATCTAATTCGTGGTAGAATTAGTTATATTAAATTTATGGTTTAGCCCCTATAATGCCTCTAAAATCACTAACGCCATAAGAGAAACGCATACGGCCTTTGTACTTCGCAACGTCAGTATCGAAGTCAGTATCTTGCTTGAAGTTCAAGCGTTCTCTCCAGAAGAAGTTCAACGGATTTAAGCTAGAATCAACTAGGAACCAACGACCATCGTCAGTCAAGTAATCAAGAACGATTACATTGAAACGGCCCTTCATTGGGTTGATATCGTTGTTGTTTGTTCCAGGTAACTGAGCAGATTTGCTAATCTTTTCAGCCGTGAACTCAAGTCCACGTGGAACGATTAAAGTATCAGGAACCATTTGAATAAGGATTCCTCTTTCATCTACTTGCTCACGTGCAAGTTTCATACCTACTTCAAGGTTTGCTTCAGTTAAAGCTAGAGCTCCTACGAAGTTGTCAGTAGTTCCACCGCCAAGTAATACTTGAGTGTCAGAGATCAAAGGTTGACCCTTTAATACTGCGGTAGTGAACGCATTGTTCAATACAGAAGCAGCTTGAGTTTCAATAGTGGCACGTGCAGCACGAGCTAGAGCTTTTGGCATCTTGTTGATGATGTTAGTCTGCTCATCGTCTACTAATTCCTTCTCTAGTTGGAAGCCTTGAGAGAAAGTAGTATGCTTGTACTGAATTGTGTCAGTAGGAGTTGGATCATGGAATTCAGTAGAATCTAAAGTTCCTTTAGGATTCCAAAGTCCAAATCCACCCATTCTTAAATCTGTTTCAATCGCTTTGCTAGAAGTCAAAACGTTGAATACTTTGGAGTATTGTTCAGCCTTTTCCTTGTAAGTTTCGAAGAAAGTCTTACGTAAACCTGGTTCAAGTAAACGACCATAATTTCCGCTAATTACTGCCATTGATTATTCCCCCTCTCTATTAGACTAGTTGTCTAGCCGTGATTACGACATAAGGCTTACCATTAACAACTTCTACGATCTTTGCGATCAAAGTAGTTGTATCCGCAGTATCAAGGTTGCTAGAACCGTCGATACCGTAAGCAGTTCCAACAGTCAATGCACCAGCACCCACTTTGTCTGCTTCGTAAATTGCGTTAGGAGCAGTACGAACTTTTCCAGTTACAGGCTTAGTTGCTGTAATTCCTTCAAAGTTAAACCCTTCTAACACGCCTAGAACATTTGTATCACCTGTAGCAGCTAATACTAAGTTACCGGAACCGTTAAGGCGAACCAAGTCACCTTTTGCAGCAGTAACAGCATAAGTCGTATCTAAGGTGAAGTCTTTTACTGGAGAAATCGCATCTCCATCAATGCTTTTACGATACCTAAAAGCCATCTTAAAACCCTCCTCTTTTAGTTGGAATTATTTATATTTGAGATAATCCTCCTCGGACATACCTAGCAATTTAGCAGCCCAACGTTCTTCGTCTGTTAGCGTGGCTGTCACTAGAGGTTTGCCTCCTTGGGGTGCTAACGGACTTTTTGCACGACCACTCACTTGAGCTAGAGCTTCTTGACGAGCTTGTTCCCGTAGACTCGATTCGATTTTGGACCAGTGTTTAGCGATCACCACTTCTTTAAGAGGCATGTTCGGATTCTGATATTCTTGCAACATAGCTACAGCAGCTTGTCCTAAATCATCAGACGACAACATCGGGTATTCCTTTGCTAAGTTGGCTTTCTCCATTTCAATACGGCTATTCCAGGATTCAAACTGAATACGATTCAATTCATCCCGAAGGGATTGAATCTCACTTGTTTGCTGTTGCTTCTCCTGTTCTGCTCTTTTCAGATACTCAACAGGCACTTGAAGCCTTTCAGCTTCTCTTGCTAGTCTTGCTTCTTCTAACTGAGAAAGGATCTGCTCCGGTGGTATTCCGTATTGTTCTTGTAAAGCCCTAGCAATTCTCGCTTGAGGCGATTCGGCTTCCCATTGTTTACGTGCTTCTTCGATTTGTTTCTGCAATTGCTGTTGTCTGCGTTGTTCAGCAAACCTCGCATTCTCTTCAGAAGATTGAACTTTTTTCGGTTCCTCTGCTAAAGGTTCAGGCTCAGGTTCAACCTCAGTCTGTTCTTGTTCAACTTCTGTTTGTGGTTCTGCTTCCACTTCTGGTTCCACTATAGGTTCTTCCGATTGTGAACTCTCAGGTTCAGCTTGAATCGGATCTCCGTATTCATCTATATCGACGTTTTCAATGAACAATTCATCAGTCATGCTTCTACTCTCCTTTGGATTTTTACGCTGTACCTAGCGAAAATTTTACTGCATAGGCTGTTTGCGGTTGCCTAACCGAACTCTAGCATTCTATTAATATATTACTATAAGAACCACTATTTGTAAATACACCAAATAGAAAATAGTTATTACAAAACAACCATTGTATAGAATACCGCCCAAATGGTTAATATGTATTTTATAAACGACTAGCAGTAAACTAGAGATAGGAGGTGTGTCATGCTCGATCAGTTTGAATTTTGGATCTTATTTGGATTGATTATAATTAGCGGAATTATGACGTTCATACGAACTAGGGATAATGTAGATATTCAGCAGCAGGCTCAGTATTATCGACAGTATTGCCAAAGCTCTATTGAGCGAAAGGTATTTGATGGATTAGTGGGCCGGGGAATCGTTCCTGTTACTCAGCTAAAGATCGGCAGATATTCGATTGACTTGGCTTTGCCTAAGTATGGAATTGCGGTGGAATGCGATGGGTTGATATGGCATAGTTCACCGGAAGCGGTAGCGAAGGATAAACGTAGGGATGCTTTTCTCGCTAGTAAGGGATGGAAAACATTGAGGTTTACAGATAAGGAAATTAATGAAAACCCAGATCGGGTAGTCAATTTAGTTCTGTATGAAATAAAGAACCCCTAACTTTAGGCATTAGTTAGGGGTTAATTCCATTACACCTAGGGAGTGATAACGGAAAGAATTTACGATTAAGTGTATTATACTATTTCTTACGTACCTTTGACAAGGTATTTGATACTTCTTTATTCCACTTATCCGCTCTTGCTTTATTTGGATCTGACTTAGACAATTTCGGTGTGTTTGCTTTTTCTAACTTATCTACATTTTTAGAAAGACGCTTTACATCTTTCATTGGATCGGGCTGCTTTTTACTAGCCATGACTTCACCTCCTAAATTTGTGAAAAAGGCATATGCTTTCTTCTTAAATTAGTTGCAAAAATTTCAGCTTCTTTTAGATCTATGAAATATCCAAAGTGTCTTTGTTTACCGTTTACGGCCATTATTACTTGCCACTTGTTTCTAGGTTTGCACCAGGAAACATTTCTTACACCACTTACTGTATTTCTAATAGCTCTTCTATTCTGCATATTTTCTTTATGAGCAGCTAATCTCAAATTACTTCGAGTATTATCTAGCGTATCGTGATTTGCGTGATCTATATGAATGCCTATAGGAACATCTATTATAAATCTGTGTAATTGTATTTTTATTTGCTTCGGCTTATACAAATGTCCGTGAACATAAAATGAATCTGTGTTTGGATGATAACTAGCGTACCAAGTATTAGGGAATTCTTTTGCTTTCTCTAAATCACTGGTACTGATTATACATTCGTGCGTTACGCCTTTTCCATTCACATAAATACAAGTGACATCTCCACGAACTTCATAATTATTTTTCATATTAAATACCTCCCGAAGTATTTTCCCAAAAATAAAAGTAAGGCAGGAAGTGGGATTCTTCTTTTCGGGAGCGACCCTAGCCTTACTTAATTATACCATATTAAACGCCACGTGTCATGTTACTCATAGCAACAGCATTCGCACTACCTTTCGGAGCTGTAGGTTGATTTGCCATTGTCGGTTGTCCGCCATTTTTCATATCATTTTGTTGCTCTTTCATTAATAATTCACTGGATAACTGAATAGCAGCTTGGCGAATATCATTTTCATTTATACCTTCTGCTCTCATTTGTGATATTCGATCTGCTATCTGTGCCATTTGATCTGCTAAATTCTGAGCTTCTTGAGCATCCTTTTTCTGTTGATCTTGTTGCATACGGTATAAAATTTCTTCTTTAGTATCGAAGTCTTGAAACTTAATCCATTCCTGCACTGTTATTACAGGCGGATCAAATTGAAATTGACCTTGTAATTGTAATAATTGATCGGCCTGTTGACGCTTGGTTGCCTGAGTAACCGGAGCCTTTGCATATACATCGGACTTCACACGCCATTCCAACTGTTCCGCAATATCCCCGGATATCGGTTCGTACTCTCCATATTGCGGTTGACCGTTCGGCCCTGTAGTCGTGATCGGTCTTTTATCCTGCCATTTGTAAAGAATAAAGGTAACAATCAGATGTGAGATTCGTTCTACGAACTCGTCAATCTGTATCATCTTATCCTTGTCACGGATCGTAGCACGTTCAATTAAGGAATCTACACCTGTAGAAGTGGTAAGTGATCCCACTGACTGTCCGGTATACGCTTCATTAACTCCGACAGCTTCTTTAATGTCATTTTCTTTTCTGTCCTTCAATTCAAACAAAGACTTCGGAATATCCATCGGTTGAACTACAGAGATGGCTTTGCTTGCATCCACGTTACTTGTCCAAACTTTACCTGGAAGGGTCCCTGTTCTTGCTAGTTCCTGAGCATTGATACCAGACTCACGCAAGACAACCTTTTGCGGGTTTTGATGCAACACACCTAGGATGGATGCAGTCTGGTCCAGCTTATTGATGATCTTTTGATTCTCCAGAATATCCATAGCCGTTGAAGATCCAAAGAATTCGGCTTCCTCTTCTTCATCGTAAAGAACGGCGAATGGGAATTCTGCTGGCTTGATATCTTTCAATCGAAGAAGAATAAAGTCGGCTTCTTTTAGATAATACGTACAGTTATAAATCCATTTACCGCCTTTAAATTCACGGTCCCAATGCGTATGAAGAGTAACCATTTCATCCCCTTGAACGTTCATTCCGTTATTCAAAGGAGTCGCTTCACGCCCGTAAATCGCCCCGGATTCGTCTTGATCTTGCCCCGGTCCTGCGATCTTTAGCTCCTGTAGTTTCTTACCCGCATACTTTTGAAACTCAGGATTTTCCTTGATTTGATTAACGGAGAGGATTTCTGTTACTTCCACATACTTACATTCCTCTAGACGATACGCATCTGAATCTGGGAAGAAGTTCGCCACTGGGATACGTTTTACGCAAATGTCTCCCTGGAATAGACGATTACGCAAATCGTTCTCTCCATAGTACTTTCCGTAAACATCATCCTCTGAGTAAACGTAAGCAATCGCTGTACCCTGGAGTAATGCTCGGTCAATACTACGACGAACTACACGGGGAACTTTCTTCTTTTCCCATACATGGTCATACGCCTTTTGCAATCTAGAGATGTAAGCAGCATCTTCCTGATACTCAGGAGAGAAGTTAGCTTTCGGAATCGAACTAGCGAGATTGGCCCGCTTTAAGGTACGTACATATCGGATACGGTTGGTTACTGGCTTTGGAACCCATGGTGGGATCGCTTGATTCTTCCATTGATCCCCACGGTCAAATACATCTAAGGTCTGCCAAAGCTTACGCTTTTCAGTAGTAGAACTAGAGGATTTGCGGAATCGTTGGTAGTATTTTTGAATCAGTTTTTGTTCCTGTGCGGGTGTTAATTTGGGTTGTTCTTTCTCAGCCATTAGTTCATCCCCTCCTGTTTCATAAACTCATTGAGCCATTCTACGCTTTCTGCATCTAGATCCGGGTACGCTGGCTTTTCTTCTTTGACCTTCTTGACCTTTGGTTCCGGTTTCTGTTCAATGATGGATCGAATGTCCTCAAGAACTAGGAGTCCGACAGAAGTTACAACCGCATGGGCTTCATCAATCATACTTTGAACTAGGGTGGCGTAGTCGTCGGTTGTCAAATCGTAAATCATATAGGAGCCATCTTTGTAATAAATAGCGTATGGATATTTCTTTTTAGGCGTTGCCATGTTTCTCCTCCTGTAACATTTTCTCTACAGCATTGTGGAAATCGTCCAATGCTTCTTCATTCATATATTTCTGTAGTATCCAGATTGGATAGGTAATACTGTGAATTCCGTACCCCTTGGATGTATGATGAACCCTACATAAGGGCATAGTATTGATAAGGGTATCGGGATCATGGAAATCGACTTTGGATTTTTCAATAGAAGTCCAAGCCGACCACTCTATAATACTGTGATGGATCTCGATTCCTGGTGAACAATATTTGTTGTCAATGAAACACGGTGCGTCGATTTCATGGTAGTGTCGTTTAATGTCTCGAAACGCCTCAGATTCTTTACGATCTGGGTGATCTTCGTAGTGGGCTAGTTCTATTAATCGTCTAATCTGATCGTGTTCTTTTGTCATTACTCCTCCTATTACATTCTTTTAAGACTCCAAAGCATCGCTACTAAGAAACATGTACAAAAAGTTATGAGAGAGAAAAATCCTGCATCATGCAAATATAGATTCCAAAACTCAAACATAGCTCATCCAGTCTCCTTCTTTATGTCTTTCTTCCATATCATCGGACCAATGCCATTCGTTTTCTTCTTTACGGAAACTAGAACGGGTGTATTTGGGTGTTTCGTAGGCTCCTGCTTTGAGTAATTCGGGATCATCGGGTAATTTCATCATCATGTAGCGTGTCGCATCGCATGAGTGTTCGTTTACCTTCATAGGTTTTTCGTCAGGGTTTTTATCATCGTCAATTGTTATTTCAGGGAATTTGTAATTTAGATGTTCTCTTACTGTATTTACACAAGTAGAATAAACCTCTAATTTTCCCCTTTCAACGTATGAATTTACCTTTAAAATCCCTGTTTCTATGGAGTTGTTCCCTTCAGTAAAGAATATCCCGTACTCTTGATAAAGACCTTGTACACTTTTTCCGTTCACTGGGTCTGTTTTATTTCTTATACTCGGATCTGCTACCATGAAACGTAGTCTGCCTATCGGTATTTCTTCTAATAAAGGCTTTAGATTTTTAGCATGTTCAGGAACTAGTGTGTTTGGTTTGTAGTATTCATTATAAATAACTACTTTTCCCTTTTCTGGATCAATTGCTCCAAAAGTAACCGCAGTCGGATTTCTCAAGCCGTGATCCATTCCGATTACTCTTTCCCAACTTAAAGGAATTCCGAAACGATCTGTTTTTCCTTCTACAACAGGGTAAGGATCTACAATACACCTATTAAAAGTGGGGTAAACTTGACCATCACTGTGTTCGAACGAACCATTTAAGAATCTATCTATCCACCATTGAGGTCGACCTTTACTTGTAATTTCATAAAAATCTGGAGGAAGATATTTATTTAACTTCGTTTTCCAGATATATGTTGTGATAAATGGGTTATACTCTCCATGTTCTGGATGCCTTGGATCTTTTCGTTTTTCGTTGTCTACGAAAATTTCTTTAATCCATCCTAGTGATGGGTTAGAACACACAAATATGGCTTTATTCTTTACGAAAGGGTCCCTCATACGGGTAAGTAGCTGCGTATAAATAGACTCCTTGATTCCGCTTGCTTCTTCAAGATGGCATATACCCATATTGATTGAACGAATTTTCTCTTCATCATCAACCGGAATTGTGTAGAAAGTGAATCCATTGATGAGTTTTATTTCCCCATCTGATTTATTATAAGACTCAATTAATGGGGGAGGGATTACTTCTCCCAGCAACGTTTTTATTGTTGTTCTTTTCAATTGCTGTAATGTCTGTGCCGATAATAAACCTGTTCCATTCGGATTTTCTAATGCTCTCAGAAAAACTTCCTGCAAAGACGCTCTCGATTTTGATGAACCGTACCCACCAAATATTCCAATTAACTGAGGCTTTATAGATCCGTCTTCAGCTACAGTATATGGAGTTGCGTGAAACTCTTCTTGGTGAGGTTGCGGAACATAAGTCAATTCTATAGCTCCGCAACTAGGGCATATTAGATAGGACGGGTGTTTATCTTCAGGTTCTTGCATTGTGCCGTTATAGCAGCCTTGGCATTCAAAACTCATAGTTCATTCACCGTTTCCATAATTCTATCTGCATGTCTGCTAAATTCACCACGGTAGTTATTAACTAGGAAAGATTGGGTGCTAAATGGTTTCTTCAGCATGTGAATCATATACGCCTGAAAAGGAATTAATCGCTGTCTCGGAGTACGTTCAGGGTTTCGGTTGTCTAACTGCCCTGAATGACCGATCATTACCGATTTTCCTCTTTCATCATGCAAACGAGTAAACACTAACTGAAGATCGGAGAACTGTTTCGCATTTTGAGATTCATCCACAATAAGGAATGTTCCCTTTCGATTGCGTCCTCTTTCCGTAGTGTCTGTTTTTAGTTCAATAATTCCTTGATCTTTAAGGAACTTGAATCGTTTATAAGGAATCCCCAATTCTTCAAGAGCATCAAAGAAAGGATAGAACAGCAACCGTTCTTTTTCCTCCAGATCTCCTGGAAGGAATCCGTTCTTTAGATACCGCTCATCCACAAATCGCATGTAGACCAATTTATCAACTAGACCTTTTCGAAGATGTTCAAAACCTTGATAAACAGCTAGAGTAGTTTTACCTGTTCCTGATTCCGCATCTACTCCTGTAAAAGTAAATTTCTGTATGTTAGACATGTATCGTTTTTGGTATTCGTCAGGGTTATAAGGAAGTGTAGTTAGAAAAGGATTTTGAATAAAATCATTTTCCTGTCGTTTATTTTCGGCTACTTTTTCTCGTCTCTTTGCCATAGGTTTCCTCCTGACTTGCTATATTAACTGATTAGTTTTCTGAACTAGGGCTAGAAGGTTTGGACTTCTGTTGGCTGGCTTTGATTTGATTCATCTCATGTTGGTGTGATAATTTTTGTTGATTCTCTATACCCTTCATTTCCATCTCTCTTGCTTTCATCGCTAAGTTCATTTGACTCTCATTAGATTTATGCTGTAAATCCACTTGTTTCATCTGTAAATCCTGTTCGTGAGACTGTTGTTGCTGTTGGAGTGTCATCTCATGTTTCTGCCGGTCCATCTCGAGGCGGGCTTTTTCGAACTGGAGAGAACCTTCAATGTCGGCTTCTCGTAGGGTTTTGATCGCCTGAGCTAGGGATAGTACCGTCTTTGCTTGAATGTCTTTATTTAAGTTCGGGTCCTGGGTTGTTTGGTTCATTAGGTTAATAACGCCTAGGATGCTTTGCTCAATGACTTGTTGTAATTGTGGGTTTGGGTTTACTTGTGGTCCTTGGTATTGTTGGGCTAGTTGTTGTTGCATTTGTGCGAGTTGGTTTGGATCAATTGCCATTAGGCTTGTCCTCCTTTATTATGAAAAGTCAAAATACTGCTTTCTCATTTCAATTGCTTTTACATTAGCTTCTTCAGAAGTATTGAAATATCCTCCATGAATTGCCTTTCCATTCACTCTTACTTGAGCAGCCCATTTATTTTGTGATTTCTTAAAGTAAACTCCTCTGTAACCGGAAGTATTTCTTTTCTTCATATTAAGATTTTGCATATTTTCAGAATGAGAAACAATACGAAGATTTGACTTTCGGTTATCTAAGGAATCTAGATTAATATGATCAACTAATTTTCCTTCAGGACAGTCGGTTATTAAACGATGAAGATGCAAATGTCCACCGTTCCATTTACCCCAAACATACATATGTCCTGATCTGTCTTGCCTACCAAACCAAGTCATATTGTATTTCATTAATTTAGGTAAATCTTCGGTGTCAATAACTGTGAAATTTTTGGACCCCTTACAATTAAATATTATAAAGGTCTTATCCCCATTCACGACATATACATTCTTCATTATTTAACCTCCTTTACTTTAGGACGACTAATCTGATGAAGGACTACTGTACGATTGTTATTCTGACTAAGGTATATTCCTGCCAAATCATTAATCTCTTTTGCAGCAGCAACGTTCCCTGACATGGCCTGAGCCTGTAGGGACTTGAGGGCCTTACGCTGGGCTACGTCTGTGAGTCGGGCCATTTCTGCTTTGATGAACTGGCTGACGGGGGGCAGAGCTAGGAATTGTACCCATAGATCCTTGTTTCCCGTGTTGGTGTGTTGTGTTAGTTCGTCCGGTGTTAAGTAAATAGCGGTTGGATCTTCTTCGAATTTGATAGCTAGGATAGCGAATAGTTCTTGTTTTGGTGTTGGGAGTTCGTTGAACTGTTGGTTCTTTTTGAGCATTTCGATTAACATTAAAAATTCACATCCTTTTCACCGCAACGTTCACAGTGAATAAACGTTATTGTACTATATTGGTTTCTGTAAGTTTGAATCCACTTATGAAATCCAAACATACAAAATAGCTTTCCAATCACCCGATTATTCCCCCTATACTCCTTATATTTCCTTTAATACAATTATAACATAAGGTGGTATTTTTGGGTATACCCACCTCTTGTAGTATTCCAATTATTTTTAGTCAAATAAAATGCGTTTTGCATAGCCCCTGGCTAGCCCCCGAACCCTGGATATACGGAGTCCCTTTTCGAGCCATACCCCTAGGGTGAGGGGTGGGGTAATCAAAACCGATATAAAACAAAACCAAATGAAAAATAAAAGCTAAAAATAAAAGACAGCTAGCAAGCCCGTGACAGTACTGACAGCTAGGGATAGGGTAACCGCCTAACGCAATGGCTCGCACTCGCTCGCAAAACACTAGCCATTAGAGGGATTGGACAATACTACAAACTTTTTTAAAACTTGTAGTTGACATAGTAGATGACACGTGATATGATGTAATCAAGGCAAGGGAAACACGATAAAAACTAGGGAGTGATTCAAATGTTAAAAGTAAAATACTATCAACCAAATATCCATGGTGAATTAGAGTTAGAAAGAAACTTTTGGGATCATGAAGAGGGCGACATGCTAACAGCCTACGAACAATTCCAAACATGGTCTAAAAACATGGTAGACTTTGAACTATACGATATGATCGAAATAAACTAGGTGGCTTCGGCCCTCAAACCTTCTAGAATCAATTCTAAGACGTTTTAGAGTGGTTTAAGGGATTACATCTTAAACCCTCAATAAGCCTCTTAGAAGGCAAATAAACTAGGGAGTGATAACATGTTAGTAGTCGAGTACAAAGGTCGTCAGTATTATGCAAGAAAGGAAGGAGCTCGTTTTCTCGTATCGCTTGATAATTTGTTTAGCTGCGGGATCTTGGTTAGCCCTTGCGAACTGAGGGTGATCAAGCGTCTTGTATAGGCTCCAGTAGCGGGCCTTACCTCCCTTATTCAGAATATTCATAATTGTGTCCAGACCCTCTGTAAACGGAGTTTGTCGTACAAAGTTTTTTTTCCTCTGGCTCTAAAAATGTGGTCTTCTAAGAATTCCCCTTTTTACTTAATAAATAATACTATTGCTTAATTATTTTAAATTTAATATAATTAAGTTAATGATATGTAAGTACTATACTTATTTTGTTAAGCAAAAGGGGGAATTTGACCCCACCCTAATTTTCTAGAGGGGGGAGGGGGTGCCATTTTGTTAAGTGTTTACAAACTCTACATTCCCTGTCTTACACTCATTAATTATAGTAAAGGAGAATAATACATGTTAAATCACAT